CTTGATGGAGGAACGCAAGGTACAGTTACCGGTAGTCCAGTTCATGAAGGCAACGGACAATGGTCCGTGAATCTTTTGGCCGCAGAAATGAACGGTGATGTTGTGGGGCTGATTTTCACGCATACCAGTGCGATTAACGCATCGTTTACTATTAAAACGACTACGAAACTGGTTAGTGAGTTGAATGACGTAGCAGCTACGGATATTGTATCCAGCGGCGCGATAACTACTTCAGGTGGGGCTGTATCGAATGTGACGACGGTTGCTACGACTACGACTAATACCGATATGCGAGGCACGGACAGCGCTTTACTTGCGGCCTCTGCACCATCGAATTTTGGTGACTTATCAATCACAGCATCAACCGGACTGGTAGACATAACACAAGCCGCAGCAGATAAAGCCTGGGGTACAACGACGCGTGTGTTAACTGCGAATACAAATCTCAATGATCCCACGGCAGCTACGATTGCCGATGCAGTGTGGGACGAAGCGTTATCCGGACACACAACCGGCGGTACAGCTGGTAAAGCCGTATTACAGACTAAGGAAGGTACGGTTTCCGTAGAATCCACGGTCAATGATGCTAGTGCAACGACAACGAGTTTCGTAACGGCATTAACTGAAGCAACGAGCAGTCACTATTCAAACGTTTCACTTGTGTTCATCGATGGTACTTTGGTGGGGCAATCCAGACCGATATTGTCATACGATGGAACCACCAAAACTATTACATTGGAAGAAGCACTCACAGAAGCCCCGGCTAACGGCGATGGCTTTATTATCAAGACGGATCATGTCCACCCAATAAGCGAAATAACTGCGGATATGGACGCAAACTCTACGCAGCTTGCTGCAATTGTTGCGGATACCAATGAGTTACAAACTGATATCACGAATGGTGGTAGAGTTGATCTGCTAATCGATGGTATTAAGGCTAAAACAGACAGTTTAACGTTCACATTAGCCGGGGATGTTGACGCTAATATCCAGAGCATTGGTGACGTTACCGACACGTTAGATAGGATCGAGAGAGCGGTCAAAGGTAACGTATTGTGTACGGTAGGATCTGGGTCTTCTGCCACGAGCATAGTGACGTCAGCGTGCGATCCAGCAGGCGTTAACGCGGATCAGTTCAAAGGTAGGATACTTACTTTTGCCAAAGACACAACTACCACGGCACTAAGAGGACAGGCGACAGATATCACAGCAAGTACAGCCGCTTCTACTCCGGTACTGACAGTATCGACTATGGTAGCTAGTCCCGTGTCCGGGGACACCTTTACCATCACTTAATGGCTAAGATAACCCGGTTAAGTTCAGGGGGCTACGGTACTCGGTTAACGGGGCTCTTTACAGGCCGGGTAGAAGTGACAGGACCGATTACCAGACTGGGTTCAGCCGGTTATGGAGTAAAACGTACCGGTGATTTTACTGGTAGGGTAGACGGTGGCAGCCCCGCAGTAGGATTATTTAATTACCCAATTTACGCGAGAAAACGTGCCAGAAGATAGCGAAGAATTAACACAAGACCCACAAGAAATGCTGGAAAGAGTTGAGGCATTCCTGGCTGAAGAGAAAGAACGCAAGAGACAGCGACTAGAGTCACTGGGTAATATCGTGCGTAAGAAGATTGATCAAGCGGTGCAGTATCGTAAGTCTTCTGGTATTGAAAAAGTGTGGCAGGAAGATGAGGATTTTTATGTTGGTGCGGATCAGTATAACAAGGGACTAATAAACTACACCAAATCTCGGTCGCAAGACGGGCCACTGGTCAGTAAAGAAGGTGACGAGAATCGTTGTACTAGATTCTTTAATTTGACGGCGCAATTCGTAGACGCCGGTGCGGCTAGAATGGGAGACATTCTGTTACCAGCAGGAGACTGGAATTTTGCTGTAAAGAAGACTCCTGTACCAGAGAGCCCATTATCTGAAGTTTTACAAGCAGAAGATGCGTCGACTGAGGATGTACCCTTTAGCGACGGCACAACACCAACGGGTTTCGAGGATGATCTACCAGTAGATGAGAAGGTAAAGAAAGCTGAAACCCGGATTAAAGACTGGCTTACCGAAGGTAAGTTACACATTGAACAGCGTAAAGCGATTCATAATGCAGCGAGGATAGGTACAGGGATTCTGAAAGGTCCGTTTCCGGCCAAACGTAAAACGAAACGGGTAGAAGACGGCACATTGATCATCGAGGAAGTAATTGTCCCACGTAGTAGATCTGTAGACCCTATTAATTTCTTTCCAGACCCTAACTGCGGTACAGATATCCAGAAAGGGGATTACATAGTAGAGCGTAGCCGTATGACGGCTAAACAGTTAAATGCACTAATCGGGGTACCGGGATACGAAGACGATGAGATTCAGAAAGTCATTGACGAAGGGCCGGATGCTAGAAATTACGATAGCAGCAGTGAGTATCAAACTACCGCGGAAGATGACAAGTATGACGTGTGGGAGTATCACGGCACGATAAAAGCGACTGATGCTGACCTGGTAAAGAACCTGGAGACAGTGGAAGAAGCACAGGACGGTGAGACAAAACGCCTAGTCTCAGTGGTACTCGTGGTTGTCAACCGACGCGTGATCAAAGGGCACACAACACCACTAGATAATCGTGAATTCCCATACGACTTGTTAGCTTGGCAGCCGCAGCAACTATCGCCATTCGGTATCGGTATCTCACGCCAAGGACGCGTGGGGCAGGAAATGGTACTAGCTGCGGCTAGATGTTTGATGGATAACATGGGGCTCAGTTCAGGGGTAATGTTAGGTATGCTGGATAAAGCCGTTTACCCGGCAGACGGTAGCCCTGAACTGACGAAGAATAAAGTCTTTAAGATTAAAGAGTCGTCGGGAATCACGGACATTAAGCAAGCAATTACGGCATTTGAGATTCCTAGTAGGCAGGCTGAGTTGTTAGGGATTATCGAACTAGGCCGCAAGATGATGGAAGATGCAACCGGAGTCGTATTCTTGTTACAAGGGCAACAAGGGTCTGCCCCGGATACGGTTGGCGGGATGAATCTGCTTCACCAGAATGCGTCATCATTATTAAGGCGTATTGCGCGTACCTTTGACGAGAATATCACTGAGCCGCATATCGGACGCTACTATGACTGGCTCCTGGTGCACGGTGAAGATGACGAGAAAGGCGACGTAGCTATTGAAGCAATAGGATCTTCATCACTGGTCAAGCGTGAGATTCAAGCGCTACAAGCACAGCAAGTTTTGGCCATGGCTGAGAATCCCGAATACGGGCTATCTAAGAAGAAAGCTGCTAATGAAGTGTTACGTGCTTGGGAATTCGAGCCTTCTAAGTTTGAAATGGATAAGGAAGAAATCGAAGAACTGCGTAATCGTAAACCACCGGAAGACCCACGTATTGCGGCGGCGAATATCAAAGCGCAGACTGATATGCAGATTGCCCAGATGAAAGCGCAGCTAGAATCGCAATTAGCACAGATGAAAGCGCAACTGGAAACCGCAAAAATCGCTGATGATACTGATCGGGATACCGTACACGTACAGGCTCAAGCGCAACGTGACGCACAGAATCAACAGTACTTGATCCAGAAACTAATGGTCGAACGTGATCTTAAGATGATGGATCTAGCACTCAAACAAAATGTGTCACTGGATTCGATCAAAGCAGACCTGAGTAAAGAGGCTATGAAGATCCAGGCCACCAAAGATTTAGCAGCGATGAGTGCGACAGCAGATAGACTACCGAAGCCTCCAGTAGAACCCCCTGGTAGGGCACCCACAGGACAGAGTTTTACTAAATAACCAAGCCTCTTAATCGAGGCTTTTTTTATGTCTGAATTCAAATTAACTAGATCAGAAATAAATGATCCTCTTTGGCAAAAGCTAAAGGCGCATTTTGAAGAGTGTATTCAAACTAACCGGGAGTTGAATGATAATGATTTAGACGAGACACGCACGGCGCGTACCCGTGCAACGATTAGGGTATACAAAGAATTAATTGACTTAGAGACTGACCGCGAGGCCGGTTAAAGGAGTTAGTAAAGTGGCAGAACCAAATGAAACTCAAAACACAGAAGCAGACGATCAGGCGATAGAGGATGCAGCTTTCGCAAAAGTAATGGCAGAAAGTGTACAAGGTGACGCAATTGCGCCAGCAAGTACCCCGGAACCTGTCAAAGAAGTAAAAGAGCCTGAATCTGAAACTAAGGAACCAGGAGTTAAGGCTGAAGTAACAGACACTAAAACTACTGATACGGGGGAACCCGCAGCAGAACGCGAGGAAGTGTTTGAAGGATTCACAGCAGAAGAGCTAAAGACTCAACTGAGTGAGATTCCTAGATTGCAAAAAGCCTTAGACAAAACTAATGGAACTTATGGGCAACAGTTACAACAGTTAAATGCAACTATTGCTCAATTGCAGGAAGCAGCGACAAAACAGCCAGAGACTCCGGCATTAACTCCGGACAGCCTCAAGAATCTACAAGAGGACTACCCGGAACTGGCTGAAAAACTCGCTAGTGATTTGAGCGGAATAATTAATCAATCAGCGGCGCCCGATATCGCCAGTATCGAGCAAAAGATGATTGATGCAATTGACGCAAGATGGAACGACCGAATACGACAAGACAGTATGAGGGCGCTAGAAACAGCGCACCCAGATTGGCGAGACGTAGCCGGGATATCTACAGTAAATGGGATACAGAGGTTTAACGATTTAAATTTCGGAAACTGGGTAGCTAAACAGCCTAAAGAAACGCAGGAGCAGATCATCGAAAGTACTGATGCTCATTTCCTAGCTGGGAAGATCACCGAGTACAAGAAGACGCTAGAGTCTACCGAAAAAAGTAAATCGAAACCTAATCTGGATCTAGCAGTAGTACCCGAAGGTAATGTTTCATCGGAAAGAGTATTCGAGTCAGAAGACGCAGAAATCGACGCAGCTTTTGCGGCGACAATGAAAAAACTGGCTCGTGCAAATTAAACTTTAAATTGGAGTAAATTGAAATGCCAGTACAAACATATGACTTAACACCACAACGAATTGGTGAAGTAAAAGGTCGTATCTTGTCGCATGCCTTCCCTATTATTTCCCTGGGTACCGTGGGCAAGAATGATGACTTTAAACGTAATACCGGTGACGTGGTTAAGTATCGCCGGTACATTCAGAAGGGGGGCACTTCTGCTTCCCCTAACAAATTTTTCCAGGATGGTACTGGGGAACGTGCGGCAGCTTACGCGAATGATCACCTAACCAGTGAGGGCGTGACAAGTGCAGCCGAGACGATTATCTCGCAAGACATTACAGCGACATTGCAGCAATACAATGTCTTGTATGGCTTCACGGATAAGACTTTCGACTTATACGAAGATGACATCCCCAAAGAGATGCAAAAACTGGTTGGTGAGCGTACCGGTCTTATTTGCGAAATGGCGCTTTACGGTGTACTAAAAGCCTGTACCAACATCTTCTACGGTGGGTCTGGCACATCGCGGGGCACAGTAGATGGCGTGCTGACACTGCCGCTATTACGTCGTGTAGCACGTAGTTTGATGGATAATCACGCTATGCCTGTTAAACGCATGTTCCAGCAAATCAAGGCTTCGGGCATGTATAACACTGCACCTGTGTCCGGCAAAAAGTTTCCGGTCTGGATTCACACTGACCTATGCTCTACTGTTAGCGATCTGCCTAACTTCAAAACTGTTGAAGAGTATGCCGATCCTAGTTCAGCAGTGGACAATGAGGTTGGCTCTTGTGAGCAATTCCGTTTCATTGCTACTCCAGAATTGGTTTCTGTACAGGATTCAGGCGCAGCAGTTGCGGGTGCGGTCCCGGCATTGAAATCCACAACCGGTACTAGTGCAGACGTGTATCAGGTGATTGTGGGTGCCGAAGATTCTTGGGGGCATATTGGTCTTGACTTGAATGCTAAGAAGGATATTAGTGTGCTTTTACCAGGTCTAAAAGACAAAGCTGATCCACAAGGCCAGCGCGGGTATGTCGGAGCCAAGTTCTACTACAACGGTGTCATCTTGAATCAAACACAGATGGCCGTGGTTGAAGTAGCGACTGACGCATTGACCTAATCAACTGGGGCGGTGAAAGCTGCCCTTAATTAAGGAAATTCTAATATGTCTTTAGAGAATTTGACACAAAGACTGGCCGCAGTGAACGATCATAAAGAGAAATACAATCTTTATTTATTGTTCCGGGCATTGTTTGAGCAATTCCGCTCACAGTCTAACTCATCTGCGGGGCTAGTGATTAAAAGTGCATCTTCAGCATTGGTTAAAACCGGTGCTTCGGTGTACCACTATGTCGCTCAAGGGATTAAGGGGCGCATCGCTGCGGCTACCGATATGCCTGCTTTATCTGGCACAGTAACGAACGCAGCGTTCAATGTGTACGTTTTTTCCGTGGATAAAGGCGGGACTACATACTCGCAGATGGGTACGGAAGGCGCAACCGAGGCCGGAATCAGGTGGCCGTCGCTAGCGCCAGGTCGCGCAGTGATCGGGTACGTGGTGATTAACCCTACGGGTACAGGTAATTTTGTAGGGGGTACTACGGCACTTGATGACGGTACTGTCACGCCAAACGCAGTTTATATCAATGTGATCGGGGCTTTCGACCCGAATATCACAATACCAGCACAATAAGGAGTAATTATGAAAGAACTAATTGGACGCGGTGGTACCGCATGTTTGGATAATGCGGCTATAGCAGAAGGGACTACTGTGACTGTCACGATTGCGAATGCAGTCAGTATCGCGATAGATGGTAAAGTCTACTCGATAGCAGCATCGACTAACGACGTACTAAACACAACAACTGATGTGACAACTGGGGATGCTTTCGTTGCCCAGGCTGTATCGACTGTTTGTGCTTATGTCTACGGCGCTAATGCTGCCGGTGAGACTGGTATCGCAAAAGGGTCTGATGTAACTTGTGGCGATGGCCTGAGTGATTACGCATCTGGATACCCACAGTTTCCTCCACTGCCTGATGATTTCTGCCCGATAGGTTACATTATCGTGCGGAATGACTCGACAGGAAGTGCATGGACCATTAATACCACGAACTGGACTACAACCGGTATCACGACCGCGTTTACCAGTGTGATGACCTTACCAGATCGTCCACAAGGTCCAACAACTGCTTAGTAGTTAGTACCATCACTATCATGCCCTACGGGTTTCGGCTCGTAGGGTATTTTCATTTTTAAGGAGAGCTATATGCCAAGAGGATACCCAAATAATCCTAGACCAAAAGTAAAAATCGAGACAAAGGATATAGGTACCGATAGTCCTATCGAACGTGATCTAAGTTCCACTAAAACAGAGGACGATTTAGCACAGATATCTGTGGTTACAGGCGAAGGTGTGGATAGCCCCAATATGTCCAGTCGGATAAAAGAATTAGCGTTCAATGAAGATAAGCTGGATATTATGATCGGCGAAACCAGTGACCCGAATGCGGAGAATCCTGTCGCGAGTGGCGTAAATGGGGTTATCAAACATTTTACTCGTGGGCAAATATATAAAGCCGTGCCCCGTAAATTTATCGCCAGTTTAATTAAGAAAGAAGTTAGGGTGACTACAAAAAATTACCTTGACGACGATGGTCTGAATCAAACCAAAACGGTTCATACTCCATCAATCAAGACAAATGTTCAAATTATCCATGATCCAGCAGGGGCATTAGGATCCCACTGGTTTGAATGGATGTGCCAACAAGCACACTAATGAACCGACTTCAGTTAGTTCAACGATTAGCCTTAGAAGCAGGAGCATCTGGTAGTATCACTGCCACAGCAAGTCAGACTGGTGAAGCAGAACGATTAGTTACCTGGGTGGATCAAGCCTGGGACGATATACAACGTATGCGAGTGCAGTGGCAATGGATGCGCAAAACAGCGGGTCCAGCTAACCTAACACAAGACCAGTCTACATACGCTCCTGCTTCGGCACCTTTCTCGTTAACGGATTTCGGCTACTGGTTCAACGGCTCTTTCCGTATCTATAAAACTACTGTAGACAACGAGCAGATCCTTACTCAGTATCCCTATGAACGGTTCAGGGATACGTTTATCTATGGTACTACGCGTAGTACGAGCGGGTACCCAATAGCGATAACCGTGACTCCGGCCAAGGAGTTACAAGTAGCGTTACAGCCTGATGATACGGATTATTACTTAACCGGTGAATATTACGCTAGTCCTACTACTCTTGCAGCAGATGGAGACACTCCTGGCATGCCAGATGAGTTTCACGTTATGATTGTATGGAAAGCGCTAACGTATTACGGGAGTTATGAGTCTTCACCAGAGGCGTACACCCGCGGCATGGCCATGTACACCGAATTAATGGATGATTTGCGCGAGAACCAAGGTGCTGAATTCACCGTGAATAGAGGATTCTTGTGAGAGTAAAACAAGAATTTTCACAGGTAAAAACTGATGTAATCCCGTTAACCGGGGGCATGGATTCAGTTACTACACCAATTCTTGTTAAACCTGGTCGAGTGATATCTTCATCTAATTTCGAGCCAGATATCTTTGGCGGGTATCGTCGGATGTTTGGCATTGAGCGTTTTGACGGACAAACCAGTCCTTCGGATGCAAAGTACCACATATTCACATGCGATATTACCGGCTCAGTTACGGCAGGTGATACGCTCACAGGGTCTACCAGTGGGGCTACTGCGGTTGCGTTACTCGTTGTTAGTTCGACCGAGATAGTTGTAACTAAGGTCACTGGTACTTTTGTCTCGGAAGATTTTGAAGTAAGTGCAGTCGTGGAGGGTACTGTATCTTCTGTCGACCAAGAAGCTGCTAGTACAGGGGCTTTGCACGCTACTTATAAGAATTTGGCAGCAGATGAGTATCGAGGTGACATAACGACGGTTCCTGGTTCGGGGGCAGTTAGAGGGGTACATTACTATGCTGGCGATTTATATGCTTTTCGTGATAATGCAGGGGCTACGGCGTGCGTAATGCACAAGGCTACAGCATCCGGCTGGAGTGCTATTTCATTCGGGCGTGAGATCCAATTTGATAATGCCGTGGGTGAGATATTTGAAGGGGATACTGTAACTGGGCTAACATCAGGGGCTAGTGGTGTAGTACAGAGGGCGTTACTTCGTACTGGTACGTGGTCATCAGCGGGAGTCGGTACTCTGGTGTTCGATAGTGTAACCAGTGGGCCATTTACCGACGGTGAAGCGTTACAGGTTAGTGCTGCTACTAAGGCCGATGCAGATGGCGCGGATAGTGCAATTACGTTGTCACCGGGGGGTCGGTTCGAGTTTGATAATGTAAATTTTTTTGGTACATCTGACTCACTTCGTATGTATTGCGCAGACGGAGTAAATGAACTGGGCGAATTCGACGGTACCAGATGGGTACCGATTCGAACTGGCATAACAGGTGCTAAACCAAAGTTTGTAACCGGACACAGAAATCATCTTTTTACAGCGATAGATAGCTCTATTCAGCATTCAGGAGTGGCATCACCTTACTCGTGGACAGCATTAACCGGGGCGGCGGAATTGGCACTGGGGGCCGAGTGTACTGGGCTTTTACCGCAAACTGGAGACGCTAGTTCAGGGGCTTTAGTAGCATCGACAAATGATAAAATATTCATTCTTTACGGTACTAGCAGCGCTGATTGGAACCTGGTTACTCATAGTCCTGATTCAGGAGCTAGGGCGTACACTTTACAGAATATTGGCTTCGCGCATTTTCTTGACACGAAAGGAGTTACGCAACTCATTACGTCGCAAGCCTTTGGCGGATTCCAGTTAAATGTATTGACTCAGGCAGTACAGCAATTCGTGGATAGTAAACGCGGATTGGAGAAGGCTACGTGTATTGTCAGAAACACAAATCAGTATCGTATATTCTTCTCCGATGGCTCCGGGCTGATATGCCAAGTTATCCCTAATAGCAGTTCTTATTCGCCTAAGTTCGGCGCGATCATGCCTTTTGACTACGGGGCGTACACAATGAATACGATTCACTCTTGCATCGATACGAGTGGCATTGAGCGGCTATTCGGGGCTGGGGACGATGGTTATGTGTACGAATTGGATAAAGGGTCTAGTTTTGACGGAGACGTGATATCCGCGTACTTCATGACAGTATTCGCGCATTCCAAATCTCCACGCGTCAAGAAACGGTACCTACGAACTATACTACAATTTCGTGCAGAAAATACAGCAGACTTGGCGGTGGGGTACGATCTTTCTTACGGCAACCTGGACCCCGGCTACGGCGAAGCGGTATCTATTGGTCAGAACATGAACAAGTCTGTTCAATCCGCAGGGGGGTTATGGGATACATTTGATTGGGACTCGTTCACGTGGGACTCATCTTATGCTCAAGAGATTAATGTTGATACCAAGGGGCGGGGAGAAAGTTTAGCGCTTATTGTGTCCAGTGAAACCGACGAAAATGAACCTTACACGATCCACACAGCTATCACCCATTACAGTGTAGGTAGATTGAATAGATGACAGATTACACTAAGACAGCTAAACCTTTACAAGGCTCACGTGGTATCTCTAAACAGATGCGTGATGAATTTGCGCTGATAGAAACAGCGGTAAATTCTAAATCAGATACAGCCGGAGACACGTACACGGGAGCGCATGACTATACCGGCGGCACGATAGCGGTACCTACGCAATCTCCCGGTGATAATACGACCAATGCTGCTAGTACCGCTTTCGTCACAGCAGCGGGGTTATCTTCGGCACTACCTGGTCAGTCGGGTAATGCTGGAAAACTGATCAATACAGATGGTGCCACAGCCAGTTGGGGGACTGAGATCAATGCCAGTATCATGCGATTTGCTGACGGCACGGATAGCACGAAACAGTTAGCTTTTGACCTATCTGGGTACACCACGGCTACTACCAGAATCGTTACGTTCCCTAATGCCGATGTAACCGTAGTGGACCTTTCTAGTACGCAGACGTTAACCAATAAAACGTTAACTACTCCGGTGCTAACTGTAGATGATGACGAACTGACTATCCAAGACAATGCGGATAATACTAAAAAATTAGTATTTCAATTGTCGGGGATTTCTACGGGCACAACACGGACTCTGACAATACCGAATGCTAATACGACTATCGTAGGTACAGCGGTTACGCAAACGCTAACAAATAAAACGATAACTATTGACGATGATAATTTCACGTTACAAGATAACTTAACCACGTCAAAGAAAGCACAGTTTCAATTATCTGGTATTTCAGCATCTACTACCCGTACCATTTCCATACCTGACCGGGACGTGACAATTGGCGGTGAAATGGCGCGATCATCACAGACCGGAGCATACACTGCTTTGGCCACGGATATCGGTGACTTAATTGACTGGTCAGGCTCAAGTGACAATACGCTATCGTTTACCGCAGTAGCGACGTTAGCTGATGGGTGGTACTGCTATGTGCGTAATTCGGGTACCGCAGACCTTACTCTAGATCCAAATAGTACAGAGACGATTGACGGGCTAACTACCTTCAAGATGTACCCAGGTGAAGCACGATTAGTACAGTGTGACGGATCGGCGTTACGATCTATTGTTCTCAGCCCATTCCGTAAAGTATTTACTTCATCTGGCACATTCACCAAACCACCAGGTTATCAGATCATTGGTGGTTTACTTATCTCGGCAGGTGGCGGAGGGTCACGACACTCGACTACTGAGGCTGGTGGAGGCGGTGGCGGCGGCACTATGTTACTACATATCCCTGCTTCGGATATCAGTACAACGGAGTCGGTGACCATAGGTGCTGGAGGCACAGGCAGGACAGGGAGCGACGGAGTTGGTACGGCAGGTGGAGATTCTAGTTTAGGGTCTCTAGTTACCGTTCTAGGGGGTGAAGGAGGCGATAACACTACAGTAAGTGGCGGCGGCGGGGGAGGCATGTTTGTGGCCGAGAATAACGCCAATGCAGACGGATTCGCGGGGGCTGGAGCGACTAGTAGCACAGGCCGCAAAGGTGTGTACGGTGGCGGCGGCGGAGGTGATACAGGTGTTGGTGGTGATAGTACGTATGGTGCTGGTGGCGGCGGTGGCAGTAATGACCAAGCTGGTGGAACGTCTGCGTTTGCCGGTAACGGCGGCGCGGGTAGCACGTCTACAACAGCTACAGCGGGAACCGCCCCAGGTGGCGGTGGCGGTGGCGGTGGCAGTAATCAGAATGGGGGTGACGGTGCAGATGGACAATGTACTCTATGGGGGCTTATATAATGCCTAAGTATGCAGTTATCAAGGATGGTGTAGTAACGAATATTGTAGAGGCTACGGCTAATATAGCTCAGTCTAACGGGTGGGTATTGGCCGGGGCCGCACGTAAGGGAGACTTGCACACGGGGGCTGATTTTGTCTCGGTTATCACAGGGCAAGACTTAAGGATTAGTCCTATAGAATTTAAACTATTATTCACTCGCGCTGAGAGAGTATCTATGTACGCTGCTAGGGAAACGGACACCGAGTTAAACGACTTAATTAACCTGGTAGATGACACAAGGTTGCAGCAAGTCGATTTATCGCTAGTCGTCGTGACTGAGTCACTAGACTACTTAGTGTCTAAGTCGTATATCACAGTACCCCGTAAAACAGCGATTCTATCTGGTCAACTTCCATGATCGACAACACGGCTTTTCACATAAGACCAGCCGGGCCGTTGTATGTTGACCATAAACAACATATAAATGCTGACGGGTTAGTGGTAACGGGAGCCGGAGTTAAAGTGCTTGTGATTGATACTGGATATGATCTGGAGTCGAGTAACACTAATGTTGTTAATACTTTCTCTGTAGATGAAAGTGCTCAAGACTTAGCAGGACACGGCACGATGGTTACAAACGTGTTAACGGATCTGGCCCCTGACGTAAGTGTGTATGTAGCCAAAGCAAGTTTAGGAGACGCTACAAGTTTTACGGTTGATAACCTTATCGCAGCGCTAGACTGGGCTGTTACACAAGACGTGGACATTGTTAATATGTCTCTATCCGCAGCCGGTAACGTAGGACCGCAAATTATCCATGATGCAGTCGAGAGAGTCACTAGTGCAGGAGTTGAGGTAGTAGCTTCAGTAGGTAATTCTTTTCCTGTGCGGATAGGATTTCCGGCACATTTAGATGATGTACACGGTGTAGGAGCTAGTACAGAAACGGATCAACGAGCAGAATTCAGTCAAATTGGCCGTAAACTGGATATTTATGCCCCCGGTACGGATATCCTTTTAACCGGTTTAAATGGCGCTAAATTTATCGGTAATGGTACAAGTTTTTCTGCACCTATCGTTACCGGAACGATGGCGCTGATGCTGGAAGTAGGTAAAGACCCTGATAGCATTTACGACTACGTTTTACCAGTAAAGGACGAAGAAGAAGGTGTAATTAATGTTGGTTTTGCACTAAACGTAGCAGACGACTCTCTACTACATCACTGGCACAATGACAACTTATTGTCGGTAAGTTACCTGGTGCCGGAACAGAGCGTAGCTTATGACGTAGCGGTATATATTACCCACGGTGATGTGTGTTTTGAGTTAACAAGCGGTGGCGGTTTCGTTCTAGCAGATGATGAGTTACGCGAGATATCTTTCCATGGGTTAGCTTCGGAGACAGAATTAGTAGGAAACCTGTACGGATGGAGCGGTGTGTATAGCCACATTGATACTACAGTGGTGTCACCTGGTTCATATACTTTTCACGCAGAACTTTATGATTCGGTCACTGGGGTACTTATCCAGGATATCGCTAGTAGTAATTTAATAACTATTTAAAGGTGTAAGAATGGTAGGGATACTGAGTACAGTAGGCAACCCAGATATAACGGACGAGACAATCCGTAATTATGTGGCAGAAGCCGGGGGCGATTTACAGAATATTTATAAAGCTGCTCAACAGTATAATATCAGCCCGGAGCAATTGTCCGGGGCTATGGGGGGCCAGCAAGGGTATACAGTGGACGCTATCAGGGCTTACGATGCACAGGCGCAAGGCGGCGCTACTCCGGCCCCCACTCCTACGCCAACACAGGCGCCAGATTACGGAACGCTTTTCGGTGCCGGTAATCCTGATATAACGGATGAGACAATCCGTAATTACTTGAATCTGCCTGGGATGACCAGTGACCAGATCATGAAGGCAGCATTAGAACACGGTGTTAGTGTAGATCAGATCTCCAGGGCCATGGCTGGTAATGAGCGTTTTGCACCATCTACTATTCAAAATTATCTTGAATCTCGTAACATTTTTAATCCGAATCAGGCCGCGATAGATACAGCTAACCAGCGTGCGGCATTTGAGGAAAGATACCAGTTGCCTACCGGACCAGATATGAATCTTAGCGCGTATGGTCCTACTTCAGCAGAAGCGGCGACAGCCGCCATTGACCCTGCTACAGGTACGGTAGCTGGTCAACTTGGCCGGGTACTCGACCCTAACTCCCAGATCATGCAACAGGCTAGGACATTCGGGGCGCAACAAGCAAATCAGCGGGGGCTGTTAAACACTAGTTTAGGAGTAAGTGCTGCACAGAATGAGATGATTAGGGCGGGATTACCTATTGCGCAAGCGGACGCGGCAGCAGCCAACCAGTTTGCATTAGCGAATCTGCAAAATCAGCAGCAAGCTGCGCTATTTAACGCAGACCTGGCGCGACAGTACGATCTAACTAAACTCGGTATCACGAAAGAAATGGCGATTAACGCAGAAAATATCGCACGGGATTACGGTTTAGCGCAAATTGATACTGAAAGTAAAATTAAGATAGCGAATATCGATGCTGCGAGTAAATCATCTTCTGACGCTGCGGGGCTAAATGACCGATTATTGGCCGGGATTAACGAGATCAATGGCCGTAATATTTCGCAACAAGCCAAAGATGACCAGATACGCACGCTAGTGACAGCAACCGATGGCGCGATAGCTATGCTCGGTACTTTCGACGCAATCGGTGCGGAGTTAGGACCAAGACCTACAGGTGGCACAGGCGCGAGTGGTACGGAAGGTGGGGGGCAAACATCGACCGGTACGGGGTCTTCTAATATAGCGACCGGAGGGAATAACGTTACCAATACGAACGGGAGGAACTTACCTCCAGCGCAAGTCGCGTTGATCAAGCAGATACAGCAGACAACTGGAACCCAGATAGACGAGACACGAGTCGCGTCGTACAGTGAAGTGCAGGAAGCATCTGAAAATAATACGCTAAATCGGTATGAGCCATTCTACCATCCAGCAAGCGGGGGTGCCACAAGTGGGGCTGCGCCAATCTTTTACTTAATTAAGTAAATGAAGTACGAACGTATCTATGATACGGACTTCGTGATTCAGTGCTTAACGCATGATCATATCTGGGATTACACAAGAGACGACACACCGATCGACAAAGACTTATTCTTTCCTCCTATGGGGGATGGGGTCATCTGGTTAAAAGCCGAAGACTATGGGGTCTTTATGGGACAGAAAATGAACCACATTACGTATGAGGTACATACGATACTCTTGCCCCATGCACGAGGTAAAGCTGTACAAATAGCGAAAGGTGCAATAACCTGGGTATTCACTAACACGAACTGCCTACGGGTGACTACCAGTGTACCCAGTTATAATCGGTTAGCAGCACGGTTATCTGAAAAATGTGGCATGACACTATTCGGCACTAATATTAAATCCTTTCAGAAGGATGGAGTGCTTTATGATCAATTTTTATATGGAATAAGTAAGGAGGAAATATGCCCGCAATAGCCGCAGTAGCAATAGCCGCCGGTACAGTAGGGACAACAGCAGCAGCAGCCGTTGGAATTATGGCAGCAGTAGGTACCCTGAGTGGGGCGCTTACAATTGGTGCCGCAGTAGTGGGCGCCGGGTTATCTATCGCAGGAGAAGTAACTGGTAGCAAGTCACTGAAGAAAGCGGGGCTGGGGCTCAGTGTAGCCGCAGGAGTAGGCAGTGCTATGGGGGCTGGACGTGGTGCGGGGGCTGCATCAGCCGCTAGAAGTGCCGACGTCTCTACTACAGAAGGGTTACTATCCAGCCCGACTCCAGGCACCAAAGACGTAATAGCTGAACACGCTTTTAAATCATTTGCGCCAGTGGAAGAGGCGGCTGGAGGTGCTGCATCTTTTACGGGAGACATAGCCCAGTTTCAAGGAAACGTAGAGCCGGGCATATTCGATAGATTTAATAACAACATGAACAGATACAACGGCGCGATAAATGTAGCGGGGGGCATGGCCGACGCGTATATGCAGAATCGGGCGCTTGAGGTGCGGGAAGATATCGCAGACAAGAATAGAGCATTTGCGCGAGAGGTTTCAGAACGCGATTACATGGGCACGGCTGGAGCAATGCCGGGGCGTTCTGTAGCATTCAACCCAACCTCCCAGGGGTTACTACGAGGTAATGTCTCTCTTCCTAACATAACACCACCACAGAGGTAATACATCATGCCTGGACTATTGAACACGGAACAACAGCCGGTTACTCCCGAAACTCAGATTCCGGGTGTAGCTACTGAAGACGAAAGCCTGGGGCAACAGAGTTCTCAACCGTTAGACGAGAGGATAGAGCCCCCTATCAGGGATCAGATGAACGAGAAACAGAATAAAGAGTTAGATCGTGTGCTAAGTGCTGGTATGAAACTTATATTCGGTAAAGAAACACATGAGCAATTATTTAGTAACATTCGTCCAGAAGATGAGATTCCTATCGAGGATGAGTTAGGTGCAGCAGCTACTAATATTATGCTAGTAATGTTTCAGAAAAGTGGTAATTCAATCCCTGGTGAGGTGATCATTCCAGCGGGTACCATACTACTGGCCCGTGCAACAGACTACATAAATGAAGCGGGCATTGCGCAAGTTACTGATGAGCAATTCGGTAGTGCGGTGGAGTTGTACAGCGATATGATTCAGGCTAAACTGAATCCTGAGTACGAGCAAAAGATGCAAGCCGGACAGCAACAGCAGCAACAGCAATCGCCTACGGCACAACCAGTGCCAGTAGAACAAACCGGTACTCAGCAAGGAGGGTACTAATATGGCCGGACTATTAGGGGTATTAGCTGCGGGAGCCGCACGAGGCGCCCGTGACGTGTCTAATGTAAACGTAGCTGCGGATCGTGAGGCATTGCGTCAAAAATATGAGCAACAATATGAAGAGTACAAATACCAACGTGGTCGCGCTGCGCAGAAAGAAGATATAGCTGCAATGGGCGCGATTGAGGAACAAAAGTACCAACGATCACGCGAAGATAAACTATCTGACACTGAAGCGGAACGAAAATTCAAAGCTGAAGAATCCGCTAAAGATCGTGCTAGTCGGGAAAAAGCAGCGGGTATTCGCGCCAGCCGGGGGCGTGGTTCAGGAAGCGGTAAAGCCGAAGATGAGGGTATCATGCTGGACGATGGCAGTATGTTTTACCCGAATGATGCGGATTCTAAAGCAGCAGCTAATCTAGTAAAAATTGGTTTTGCAGACAACATTCAGGATGCTTACCGTCTTGTGTATGCCAAGCATTACTCCGGGCAAGCAGCAGGTAGTATCGAAGGGCTTACAGAAGGTACCGTAAAAACTTCTAAAGAAATGAGTAAACGATTGTTGCAAACTGATGAGGATCGCCAACCAATACACAGGAGATATAATCCTGCTACAGGAACCTTTGAATGACCCAAACGATTGAGGTTTACGGGCAATTACTGGAATTTCCTAGTGATATGCCTGATGAAGATATCGCTAAAGCTATTCAGGCCAACGAAGCTGATTTAAACCCGGACTACGTACCGCCTGAACCCGGCATAATCGGTAAGGCCAAAGACTTTGCGCGTGAGTCACTTGGAGTTGATGTAGATAACTTGGATACCGGCCGCGTGTTCGGAGGTAAGAGTATCGGGCAACAGGCAGAGGAAGCCGGGGTGTCTGCGGCTGATGAAGTAGCACCCCAGATGCAGGGTGCCCCTGTGCG